TGTATTTCCGAGAATGTAAGATCTTTAGTAAAATCAGACATATCCCCTCCCGTTTATTATTTGCAGATGTATTTATACGCATCTCGTATTCGTTTTCAAAACAACTTAAACGGAAGGTAATAATGATTTAGATCATAATTTAGTTCAGATTGATTATATTTATACTACAAATGTTGTAGACCCACGTATATTTCACCGAAATCCCCCATGTCGTCGTCGAATTGCAAAAGCCTTACAACCGCATGATCTAGGCTCTAGCAGCTGACCCGAACACACCCTGCACTTTGCCGCGGATAAACCCGGCAAGGATACCTTCAACGACGCTGATCACCGGCAGGACGTCATCAATCTCGCCGTTTGTGTCTTGGTATGTGACGGACAGATCGCCGACCTGTTCCTGTTTAATCGCTTCGGCTGGCACGTAGTCGGGCGAAAGGCTTCCCGGTGCACTCAATTCCCGCCAAGCGGCTTCACACAGCGCGTTCTTGACCCGTTGCGGTATCGTCGTGCTCGGCAACAACGCGCCGCGCCATACGGCGTTATTTCGCGGCCATTCAAGCGCCTGCTCGACAGTAGTTGGTTCACCGATAAATCGCTGTCCGTAAGTTCCGTCTAGCCAAGTCGTTCCTCGGCGAAGAGCCTGTTCGAGATCGGTATCTGTTTTCCCTTCAAGGTCATAGCCGACTTTTCCGCAGTAGGCCTTGAACTCGTCCAGATCGACATAGCTGTCAGCGTCGGGATCGCCCACGGTCGTATTGAGAGTCATCCGTTTAAGCCTCTCCGCTTTCCTTTGCCGCATCAGCGTTCAGAGAATTGAACGTCTCAACCAGCTTGGCGCGCCCGGTCTTGTGATGCAGACGGGTTCCGGTTGCCTTCTCAATGAGGTCGAAAAGCTGTTCATCGCTGAATTGCTCGCCGCTATCCGTACCAATACCGCCGCCAGGCTCTGCGGGAGGTGTCGTCGTCTGTTGGCCCTGTGCCTTTTCCCGCTTCTTATGCGGGTTGATGATCTTGGCGTCCTCTGGAGCAAACCGGGCGTCGATGATCTTCATTCCGTTTTCACGGAGGGACTGTTTCATCTTGGCCGAAACCGGGTGAACGACATAGGCGATCTTCTGTTCTTTGGTCATGTAAAACCCTCGAATGAAAAGGGCGAGCCGTAGCCCGCCCATGTTGCCTTACTGCGCTGCGCCGACCGCGAGAGTGCCCGCAGTGTGCTTGATCGAGGTAACGACCTTGTCCCAATTGCTGCCCGTGGCGAGTTCAGCGTCAGTCGGAGACTTGCCGCCGTTGGTCTCATCCCAGGTATAGCCCTTGAGGCCCAGACCGAAGGTGTAATCGATCTGCAGGGTCGTTTCGATGCGCTGCTTGCCGTTCGTGGTCTGGATATTCGAGATGATATCCCGGCTATCCGTAACCGTGGCGGCGCCTGCAACGAGGGAAAGAACGCGACGCATTGCCGGGTCCTCTCCAGCCGCTGCCGTGAACAGCGCCGGAGCATCGGTAATGACCGAGATCTTGCCCAGAATGTCGATCACGCGGACAGTTCCGGCCTGGAACAACTGCTGAGCATTGGCAATGTTCTGGCCGATAAACCCATGATAGGTCGCACCGTCCATTACCTGCGCAACGAGCAGACCAGAATGATCGCCGAACAGCGCATGACTGTTGTTTACTGCCGCATAGGTCACCGGACCAGTTGCGGACACATCAACGGTCGTATCCGCACCCTGATTGCTAATTGCAGCAACAAGAGCGGCGATTGCCGTGTTGAGCTGATCCTGAAGCAGAGCTTCGGCAAAGTTGCGCGAAGCCACTTCGATGCCTTCGGCGGTCGGCTTTTCAAGCCAGGTCATCTGGGAGGGTTCATAGCGAACCGGGCCAAAGCCACCGGCAACCTTCACCGAAGTGTGCTTCTGCTGGGTCAGATCGGTCGCAGCCTGATCGGCATTGGTCGCATAGCGGTCAACACGACGGCGGGCCGAGTGGATCGCCGCGTAGAACGATTCCTGAAGGAAATCGCCTTCGAAGCCTTCCGTGGTCAGTCGGATCGTGCCACCGGAAGCAGCATTGAACTTGTTGACCATTTGGGCCAGCGTTTCGATGGTGGCAGGCATGAAGTATTTGTTAAATACCTGCATCTGGGAAAGAGACATGAGGTTTCTCCTGTGCTTGTCTCGGGATTTGATGGATTGGTAGGCTTCCCGCCTAATGCATGCCGCTTCTCATCCCGAGACAGCAGCAGAGAGATTTGAGGGGATTAACCCCTCAGTTCGGGGAACTTACCGCGTTGCGGAGCATTGCCACCGCCGCCAGCACCAGGCTGCTTTCCGCTGCCCGACTGGCCGGAACCTTCAAAGGCGCGTCCGAACGCGTCAGATTCCTTCATTTCGGCAACCAGACCAGAGATATCCATCGGCGTACCCTTGGAATCCGCGATTTTTGCGTTACCGTCTTTGTCGATCACTTCGACAGTAAACTTGCCGTCGACTTCCTTTACGCGGGTATGAGCCCGGACATGAGGAAGGAGCAGTTCAACCGAGCCCTTGGCTTCGGCCAGCGCAGACGTTGCAGCGGCGTCAATGAGCAGGCCCTCAACTGTCTTGGTCAGATGGCCGATACGCTCATCACGGCTGGTAAGTTCGCCTGTGTGCTTTTCCAGAAGCTGTGCCTTGGCAGCCTCGAACTTCGTATTTGCGATCTTGTCGGCTTCCTTGGCCGGGTCGATGCTGGTCAGTTCTTCCAGCTTGGCCAGAGCCTCGCGAGCCTTCTCAGGATCGAGGTCCTTGAACTTGATCACATCGCGCTCAAGACGTTCGCGTGTCGTACGTTCCTTGCCGAGCGCCGTCTTAAGACCGTTCACGTCTTCCAGTGCGAAGCCGTCGACACCTTCGACATCAAGAATGAACTTGCCGTCCTTCTCGACATAGAGAGCCGAGATTGCCTCATCGATACCGTCAAGCGATGCCAGAATTGCTTTGAGAGCCATGTTTATCCATCCCGGATAGTTGTTGCGCTTCCCGCGCATTGAAAAAGGCCCGGAAGGATCACCCTGCCGAGCCGTGTGAAATCAGAGTGTTCGTTCGACTATTCTGCCGGCTCTTTCACCGGGTGGAGTGACGGCGGCTGTCAGATCATCCTCGGTATCGTCACCGGGAAGTTCGTCCATAATCCGCTTTTCCTCTTCATCCGCGTCAAACTCGGGCGAAAGGATGCTTCTGCGCTTCATTTCCTGCCAGAGCGTCTGTGTGCTGAGCTTGCCGCGCTCGTTCATGATCAGAAGCGTGTCGGGCGCCTTGTCCTCTCCGAGTTCGATTGCGAAGTCCGTGTTCACGTAGACAGTCGGCTCAAGCTTCACTTTCAGCCACATCGATGTGAAGACGTATGCCCGCTCAAGGCAGTCCTTGAGCATGAAAGCCCAAGCCTGTACGGCGCTGGCTGACTTCTGCGAGGCGAAGGCTGCGGCAACCTGCGTAATCCCACTAGTGCCCGCCGTCAGCGGCTGACGACCAAGCTCGCGCATCTGCGTCTCGGTCTTGTCCACCTCTTCAGAGAGAAACTTGAGAGACGATGCCGAAGGTTCGATGAACTGCCACTGCCCGCTCTTTGTGCCATCCGGCGTCGGAGGTGCATAGAGAACAACCGATGGACCAATCGGCGCCATTATCGGCTGGCCATTCTCATCCACAGGTGGCGTCACACCATTGCCCGCAAGCATTGGAAAGGCGGTCAGTTCCTTGGCGGACTTGAGATTTGTCTCCTGCTGATAATGCTCAACCTGCAATTCAGCGACGTTTCGCATCGGCGGGCGAATGCGCCATGTCGAGCCTTCGCGTCTGCCGGTGAAGAACGGCACCAATGCAATCACACCAATCGAGATCGGTCCTTCCGCGATCAGCGTCCAGCCAGCATTATTCGTTGTGGCCTTCTCCCAGATTTCATACCGGGCAGGACCATACTGACCACCTTCAAGTTCATCCCGGAGCAGGATGCGAACACGATCGATGCGCTGTTCCGTACCGGTGCTTTCTCGCTGGGTAACGGGCTCGTAAATCTTGGCGTAGGTGAACTGTTCCTTGCCGTTGATGACCTTGCTTTCGACCCAGAGCATGTCTGTCGCTGGGATATTCACCCAATATGGCCGTGCACCTATCCGCTTCTCATCGGCAAGCGTGGCACCTTCCGGAACGGTCGGATAATCCACCAGTATCCAGTCGATAGCGTTGTGAATACCGTTGAAGAACACCGTATCAGCAAAGACGTGCAGATGATTGCCGCCACCGTCGATATCCTCGGTCACAACCTTGATTGCTTCCGGCACGGTATCGTTGGCAAGCGTGACTTCCTTCGAGAATGGCTTGGATGCCAGGTTCTCTACGATGTCCGAATAGATGTCGGTGAACTTTGAGTTCGCCAGACGGTAGTCGTAGTTCGGATCACTCTCGTTGGGGAACTGCGGAAGATAGGCCGCGCCAGCCTTCCGCATGGCATCCACACCGCCACGGATCGCCGCGACCTTCGTCCAGTAACCGAGCATCGCCTTATAATCGGCTGATGTAGCGAGATAATCTGTATCAGCCATTTACTCGTCCATAGGTTCCAAAGACAGCTTTCGGCATCTCAGCGCCAAGCATCAATTCAGTGATTGCCCAGACAAGGGCGTCGGCACGGTCGGGCGACCCATCGCCCACGTAGCCTGAGGCCGTGAAGTTGCACATCTGGTCCTCAAGATCAGGGAAAATGCCCACGTGATGAACCTTGCCCTGTTCATACAAGGCGCTGATCGGCTCCGCCCGAACGGCCTTGCCGCGACTGGCAACAACTTCCTTGAAAGCCGCTTTCTTATCCGCGGTCGCGACAGTGAAGCGCACCATGTCGCCGCCGTAGTTCCGCTCGCCGACAATCCGGTCAGCTTCGAAACGGTGATACAGATCGACTGCTCGCCTGCCCCACCCTTCCGGCGATAACTGGCAAGTACCATCCTCCAGAATGTAAGCATGGCCGTCTATTCCACGACCAGCCACGACAATGCCGATATCGTCGCCTCCGTCATCGCCACGCGTGCCTGATGGATCGACAGCGACCACGATACGAACAAGCTCTGGCGCCTGTTTCACGCGCAAGCTGTCTATACCTGGCATGATTTTGCCGTCGGCAGCCGTGCGGTCATCCAGCGCCCACAATGCGCCGTTGACTTCGCTTGCCCATTCACCCGCTTCAAAACGTAGCCGCTTTGCTGCCGACATCGAGGCCAGCACGTCGAAATACTCCGCCGGCAGATTATCGGCATTATCGGAAGGGTTCACCTTCATCTCGACGTAGTCGTCGGGATTGGGAAGCGCCTCTTTCGTGCCCGGCTTCATCTTCGCCCGAAATAGCTGAAAACTCCAATGCAGCTTTGAAGGCGGGTTGCAGTCGAAATATGCCTTGAGCGCCAGATATAGCCGCCCGGTGGCCTTGGCTATTTGCGCCGCGAGCTCGCATTTTTGAGCCAAACGGGACATTGCGGTTTCCACCGATGCCCACGGAATCTGACTGCTTTCGTTGAAATAGAGCGTTGCATATTCCTGCCCGAGAATCTTCTCGACACGCTCCTTATCATCCAGGCCGGCAATCCAAACCTGAGAACCGTTTGGTAACTCGACATAGAAGTCAGTCTTGTCGAACCGCACACGCAGCGATGGAAAGCAAAGCTTCAAGACCTTCGGCAGAGTGTCGGACCACACGGAAGTCTTGGCATGGTTGAACCGGAAGCGGAAAATGACATGCCGAGAACCAGGCGCATTGATTGCCCGTTGAATGATCGCGCGGACAAGAACGAACGTCTTTCCAGATCGAGAGCCGCCGCGCAGCATGATATTGCGCGCAGGGCCACCCAAGAGCCGGTTAGCCTGTCGTTGTTTCTCCGTCAGTTGAATTGCAGCCATGTCTCACAGTTCAGCGTCCTCTTGCGACACGGTCAGAGATATCTCACCTGAAT